CTCACATGGACAGAGCTACTGATGTCCAATTTAATTGACATAGAAGGTTATGAAGCTAAGGGGATTAAGATCGACCCTAACGGTACAGAAGGAGAAACTATCGAGCTCCACGGGTTACTCGTGGTACTACCGAAGAAACCGCGCAAATCGGAAATTCTCTTCCATGACCAGCCAAAGAAGTTGCAGCTGTGGAAACGCATCTCTATGCCAGAGGAAATGCGTAGGATACGCAGTATGGATGAGTGGTTCGAAAAGCCTTCCGAGTTTCGGAACAAGTTTCGTTCTTACATCGAGCAAGAGTTTCAGCGTAGGCGTGACGGTGTATGGTTTTACAATAATGGGGAACCTACGTATATTACAGGGAGGCACTATATGTTTCTACAATGGTCTAAAATTGATATCGGATACCCATCATACCTTGCTTTCCAAAAAGACATCTTTACCCACATGGCTGCTTGTGAGGCTGATCCTCGTTGTTTCGGTCAGCTTTATACTAAGTGCCGTCGCTCTGGCTACACTAATGTATGCTCTGCTGTCTTGGTGGACGAAGCTAGTCAAGTTAAAGAGAAGCTTCTTGGTATACAGTCGAAGACTGGTAAAGACTCGCAGGAGAACATATTCATGAAGAAGGTGGTTGCGATCTTTCGTAGCTACCCATTCTTCTTCAAGCCAATCCAGGATGGTACCACAAACCCTCGTATGGAGCTGGCGTTTCGTGAACCATCTAAGCGTATCACGAAAAACAACAAGACCTCTCAGATTGGTGATGCCCTTAACTCGGTTATAAACTGGAAGAACACCACCAATAACGCATATGACGGTGAGAAGCTACACATGTTGTACCTCGATGAGGCTGGTAAGTGGGAGAAGCCCACTGACATCAGAGAGGCCTGGAGGATTGAGCGTACTTGCTTGATTGTAGGTAAAAGAGTAGTTGGTAAGGCCCTCGTAGGGAGTACGGTAAACCCTATGAATAAAGGGGGTGAAGAGTATAGAGAATTGTGGGCTGACTCTGATCCTAATGAAAGAAACCAGAACGGACGAACCAGGTCTGGATTATACAGAATATTCATACCAGCTTATAACGCACTGGAGGGCTTCTTCGATGTTTACGGTAATTCCGTTGTTGATGATCCCCCTCAAAGCGCACACATAGATGGCATAGATGGGGAGGTAGTCGATCAAGGCAGTAAGACCTACCTGAAGAACGAGCGTAGCTCCTTTAAAAACGACCCCTCTGAGTTGAATGAGATTATTAGGCAGTTTCCTTTTACTGAGGACGAGGCCTTTAGGGATAGCATCGAGGGTAGTCTATTTAATATCGGTAAGATCTATCAGCAGATAGAGTTCAATGAAGATATGTTCCCTAACCCTGTAGTAAGGGGAAACTTTATATGGAGGAAGAAAGACGAAGAGGTTGTATTCTCTCCAGACCCTAATGGTAGATTTAGAGTGTCCTGGATGCCGCCTGATCATATAAGAAACCAGAAGAAGGACGAACGAGGCAAAAAGGTGGCCCCTAACGGGCATATCGGTGTTGGAGGGGTTGACTCATATGACTTAGACGCTACAGTTGACGGAAGAGGCTCTAAAGGGGCTCTACACATGTACAATAAATTCAATATGGACGCCCCTTCAAATATGTTTGTGGTGGAGTACGCTTCTCGTCCCGATCTAGCCAGCATCTTCTATGAGGATGTTCTGATGTGTGCTTTCTTCTACGGGTACCCTTTACTTGTAGAGAACAATAAGTACGGTATCGTAAGATACTTTGAATCAAGGGGTTACGACGGTTACTTAATGGATAGGCCTGACTTCCTTAAGACAGGAAACTCCTCGGTGAATGTAAGAACCAAAGGAATTCCATCTAACTCACAGGATGTGATACAGTCTCACGCCCAGGCTATTGAGGCGTACATACACGATCATGTAGGTATAAAGGCTGAGACTGAAGAGTTTGGGAATATGTACTTCAACCGAACTCTAGAGGATTGGATTGCATATAAGATAGATAAGCGGACTAAGTTTGACTTAACTATTAGCTCTGGTCTAGCCCTTCTTGGCGCTCAAAAAGCAAAGAAAGAAAAGATTGTTTCTGACTTCAAAGACAAGAAGTTTTTTAGGACTCACAAGCCGAAAGCTTGGCACTTCTAGTTTTACTATATTTGCATTGAGTTATAAGAACTATACTCATTGCAGATGCACAGTAACAACAAAAAATCTAGCTTCCCAGACCCGCTGGCCTCATCTGAGCAAAAGCAAAGCAAGGCTTACGGTCTTAGCTATGCTAAGGCTGTATACAAGCAGTGGGGTAAGATGGATCAGCAGAACTCCATTTTCGGTAACAGGAAGAAGACGTTTGAAAGAAACCGTCGTTACGCGAACGGAACCCAAGATACAGCTATATATAAGTCTCTTCTTACTTCGTTAGACCCGAACAACGGTGACGGGAGTATGCTCAACATTGACTTTACCCCAGTCCCTATCCTGCCTAAGTTTGTTAGGATTGTGGTAAACAAGATCCTGTCTTTATCCCCATATCCCAACCTTGAGGCTATCGACCCCCTCTCTTCTTCAGAGAAAGACAAAGAGAGAAGAAAGATCGAGATGATGATCCAGGCTAAGCAGCAGCTTGCTAAGATCGAAGAGAAGACTGGGGTTAGCGTAGGGATGAAATCCTCGGAGATTCCAGAGACCCTGGAGGAGGCTGAAATATTTATTGGGAATAACATTAAGTCTTCTTCTGAGATTGCCGCCCAGATAGGCACTAATCTAACGCTTGAGTGGAATGACTTTAACGACTCTACTTTACGTAGGTGTGTAAATGACCTTGCTATTGCTGGTATGGCTGTGGTTAAGCGATCTAATGATCCTAACTACGGGATTAAGACCGACTATATAGATCCTATTAACTTCGTTCATAGCTTTACAGAAGACCCAGACTTCGGCGATCTCACATACGCTGGTCATGTACGGTACGTTCCTATCCAGGAGTTGAAGCGCATGGCGGGAGACCAGTTTACCGAAGAGGAATTCAAGGAGATAGCAGATAAAGCTCAGAAGAAGTACGGGTACGACGCAAGCAAGCTAACCCAGTCTTCTTACGACAGGGTGAATAACCAGTCTAACTTTGGTTACGACGAGTACATGGTTGAGGTGCTGGATTTCGAGTTCATGTCTGTCGATCACGAATACTTTGAGAACAAAGAGAGCAGATACGGTAATGTAGGTTTTTACCCTAAAGGTGAGAACTACAAAGGCCCCCAGAACTCTGTATTTAATAGGGATGTAGTAAAACTTGAGTCTGCTTCTGTTTACGGAGGCTGTTACGTTCTTGGCACGGACTTCTTGTTTAACTATAGTAAGAAGAATAACATCCCTAAGAATATTCACGATATCTCTAAAACCAATCTATCGTACTCGGTTTGTTCTACGAATATCCTCGACATGATGCCTAAGTCTATGGTTGACAGCTGTATCGGTTTTGCTGATCAGCTGCAGCTTACGCATTTGAAGATCCAGCAGGCAGTAGCCAAGGCGAAACCAGATGGTATCATCATTGACATCGAGGGTCTAGAGAACGTACAATTAGGTAAAGGTGGTGATTTACAACCGCTGGACCTTCATGATATCTACGAGCAGACTGGTGTGTTCTACTATAGAAGTAAGAACCCAGAGGGAGGATTTCAGAACCCACCTATCAGGGAGATCGGAAATAGCATCCGTAATATCAACGAGCTTATCGGTTTATACAACCACTACCTGCGTATGATCCGTGATGCTACGGGGATTAACGAGGTGATGGATGCCTCTTCACCAAAGGGAGACGCCTTGGTTGGTGTTAGGCAACAAGCCTTGGCGGCAGCCAACAACGCTATATATGATATCACAAACTCTTCTATGGTTTTGTACAAGAAGGTTTGCAGTGATATCGTTAAGTGCTTGCAGGTTGTGCATCCCGACTCTATTCTGTATCGTATCTACGAAAACGCTATCGGGGCGGAGAACATGTCCGTACTGAGTTCTTTTAGAAACCTAGCTATGTACAACTTCGGTGTACGTGTAGTCAAGGAGATGGAAGAGGCTGAGCGCCAGTACCTTGAGCAGAACATTCAGATTGCTTTGTCTCAGAAGGAGGTTGACCTAGAGGACGCTATTGCTATTCGCCAGCTAAAGGATATCAACCAGGCCGAACGATTGTTGATAGTGCGTCGCAAGAAGCGTATCGCTATGAACCAGCAGATCGCTATGCAGAACTCTCAGCAGCAGGCTCAGATCCAGCAGGCCTCTGCCCAGGCTACATCTCAGGCCAAGCAGCAAGAGATGCAGATGGAGGCACAACTAAAGGCTCAGGAACTACAGCTTAAGACGCAGCTTGAGGCACAGCTTGAGGAGGTGAAGCATGGGTTTAGAAAAGAGATTGAAATGATCAAGGCTCAGGCAACGCTTGGATTCAAAGAGGACGACGAAAACTTCAAGGAGAAGCTCGAAGTTCTTAAAGAAGACAGGAAGGATGATAGGGTGAAGAAACAAGCCGTTGAGCAGAGTAAGTTGCTTTCTCAGCGTCAGGGAGAGAGAAGTGAGCTACCAGAAGAATCAGGAGATATAACATCAGAGATACTACAGTAATGGCAAATACTTTAAACCTAGATAGATCGCAAAGACTAGACGTCGTTTGCAAGCGTGGTGATACGTTTAAGATGAACCTTGAACTGAAGGATGACGACGGAACGGCTATTGAGCTGAATCCGACTAACCCACAAGAAACAACTCCTTATTATGCTTTTAAGATGGAAGTTCGAGCTGCCGATACTGATGATGTTGTTGGGCCTGGTACTGGAGGATACGAAATTCAAAAGTTTGCTACAATTAAAGGAAGGACAGGTGCATCCGCTCCTACGGCTTCTGACTCAACGAACCTAGCCAATTTTAAAATAGACCACGAAGATATGGGGATTAACACCTCTAACTCTACTAATAATTTAGATGCTGGTGTTTACGTTTACGATATTGAGAAAAGACTATATAATTCTGCGCCCGCGATTACATCTACCTTTGAAGCCGCCCTACACGCCGAAACTCCAGACGACGTAGAAACAATCTTATACGGTGTATTCACTGTAAACGAAGACATCACTCTTTAACACATACCAATGGCTAAGATAAATGTATCGGTCTCTTCGAGTAGCTCGAAGCCTAACGTAACCGTATCTAAAGGCCCAGTTGGTCCTCAGGGTGAACAAGGAGTTCAGGGTGAGGCTGGCCCTCAGGGGGTAGCAGGGACTATATCTTCAGTCAATGATATACCAGAGTTTGATCTTGACTTGGATGTAAATAATTTAAACGTAACCGTTCTTCCAAATGGCCCTTCTGTATCTTCCAGAAGTAGTAGGTACCTTGTTTGGGATCCTTCAGTTAATAAGGTGGTTCTTAATGAAGATGGCGCAGGTCAAAACGCTTCCTATGTCTTTGCTGCCGCTTCTGCATCTCCTCGCCCATCAGGTCAGTTTGTCACTGGGAACGTAGCTTCTACTGAGGGTGGATCATTAGACGGCATAAATACTGGTAACGGTGTTGTCTCTGTTAACCACTCTGGACAAATAGATAATAGCTTAAACCTTTATGTTAACGGAGATACTAGGGTTAACGGTGTTATTCAAGTAGGTACTGATAGCACAACCGCTTATTCTTTACCCTCTGCTGATGGTACAGCAAATCAAATACTAAAAACAGACGGTAGTGGTGCCATTTCTTTTACTGGAAACTACATGGACCTTGATGGTCCACAGCTGATTACGGGAAGTAAGATCTTTTCGGCTAAGCCTTTACTTACTGCTGGGCTTCAAGTAAACGCTGGAGGAATCAATGTAGCTGGAGCTTCGCAGTTTGGTTCTGCTACTTTTTCAGGAACTTTAAGTGCTCAGCAATTAACCTTTGTTAGTAACGGAACGTCTATAATTGCCCCAATAGCAACTGGCGCCTTAATCCCAGAAGATCTTGAGATCAGATCTAACGGCAACATACTCGTAAAATTAGACACGGATAATAACGAGTCTAATCAGAAGTTTATTGTCGTTGACTATAACGATGCCGAGAGGTTTAGCGTGCAAGAAGATGGTGCTGTAAGAATATCTAACGCCTACACTCTTCCTTCTTCTGACGGATCTGCTGGTCAGTTCCTTAAGACAGATGGTGGTGGTAGCTTATCTTTTAGTGATGTAGCTCAATCCATAGATGGTTTAACTGACGTAGACACTACGACTGCAGCTCCTACAACGGGTCAGGCTTTAGTCTGGGATGGGTCTCAATGGGAGCCAGGCACTATATCAGGCTCCCCTTGGACTACTACAGGTAACGATCTCTACTACAACACAGGCAACGTAGGTATCGG